GCATCCGCACGGAAAACTTTTCATTTTATAAAACCAAAAATCCTAGCAAAAACGAACACTCCCGTCACGGCAGCTATAAAGGAGAACATCGTCCTCATCAATTCCATTTTGTGATTATGCCTGTCGAGCCATTTTTCGACGGAACCTCTCCGATACTTTTTTTTCATGCTATTTGTCCTTGAATGCTCCCTTAAATTTGTCCACCTTGGCCTGTCGTCTGTGAAATCTCAGGAACTGAACCAGAAGTTTTGCTGTATCCACCGTATCAGAGTACGCCTCGTGTGCTTGCGCGGCCTGTATTCCAAAAAACTTTCTCATTGTGTCTAGTCTAAGGCTGGATGGTTCGTCTAAGTTCTCGAACCAGTAAAACATAAGGTCCATTACATCCATCTTGTTAACTTTTGAGAACGGCATCTTAGTTTTGTGTTTCTCTGCGAGACGAGAACAAATGGGTAGGTCGAAACCTATGATGTTATAACCTGCCGGGACCGGTTCCGTATACCAGTTGCCGGGAGACTTTTCGCTATTAAACTTCTTGCAATAATCACAAAAACTTTTCCAAGCCATCTTCTCGCTTTTGCCCGCCTTCCAGCTTTTAATAATGTCGCTACTCTCAACCCCTCTTTGCTTGGCATGCCACTCTATAGTCTTCTGCCTCTCTTCAGTAAAGTATGTTTCTTTTGTGATGCCGGGGGGCTTGATGACAGAATAAAAAGAACGGTCTTCCTTGATTTCTAGGGTTCTTGGATCTATCGGTATAGCCGCTAGCTCTACTGGATTACAAGTATCCGGGTTGGGGCTATCTGTTTCCCAGTCAAATACGATTATCCACCTGTTATTAATCATGGTCTTCTCCTTCTTCTGGTTGTACTGGGGTGTCTTTGTTGGAGAACATGTCGTTTGGTCGTTCGCAATAAAAACAACACTCTTCAAATTCATCCACTACTTTATTGCAGTTAGGACACCACATCCATTGCGTCATTACTCTTCCTCTTCGCTCAAGATATTTGGAACTTCCATGATCTTGTCAAGCATCCTAATTCCTAAAACGTCCAGCTTCAGCAACCCTACATCTTCGCAACTGGGCCCTTCAAAGCCAGCCAAGAGATCTTTCTCCCCTTTGCTTGACGATCTTATCATGGGACAACTTTCTGATATCGGGGCAGGTGAAACAACTACGCCCGCTGCATGTTTGGACTGAATGATTTTTGTTCCCTCAAGCCTCATCGCCTGTTCGAATATCTTGGACATTTTACCCTCTAGAGACCCATCGTCACTCAATTCACACCAGTCCTTCAGCTGTTCTTTTCTGTTTTTTAATGCCCACAAGATGAGCGAAGACTCCCCAAGCTCCTCCTTCATATCCTGAAGCTCGTCTGCAATCTTTGCTTCATCCATTATATGCTTGGTGACTTCGTTTTGTTCTGCAAACGAAATGTTGCCTCGGGCTTGCATAACCCTTTTAAGCGCCGAACGTCCCTGAAGGGTTTGGTATGTGACGATCTGGGCGACATTTCCCGTGCCATACTCTCCCTTGATGTAGTCTATCACTTTTTCTCTGGCAATTTTAGGAACGTCGATATCTATGTCTGGCATCGATATTCTTCCGTCTGTGTTTCTTCCTGCGTTATAAAACCTTTCAAAAACTAAGCCGTGCTTAATAGGATCAATCTGGGTAATCCCCAGTAGATACGAAACCATACAGCCAGCAGCACTGCCTCTTCCGGGGCCAGTTAGGTATCCTTCCTTTCTGCAAAATTGTAAAATATCTTGTACAATTAAAAAGTAGCTTGAAAGCTGCGCCTCTTCAAACACCTCAAGTTCTTTTTGAACACGCTCCCCATAATGAACAAACTCCGGACTCCCTTTCGGTATATGGCTCATTTTTTGAGCCCAGCCAGCCTTACATAGATGTCGTAAATAGTCACGCGGGCTGAATTTATCTGGCGACTGGAAGTCTGGAGGGTTGGGGGAACTAAGGATGTCATATTCTCCGCACATGTCTGAGATCAGAACAGTGTTTTGCAACTCTTCTTCCGTGTGGTACTGGAGCAGTTCTGAATATGTGGGGATATAAAAGTTGTCGGAGGAGAAGAAGGGTTTGAGCGATTTAGACTTCCCGTTCTTCAACTCTCTGTGCACTTGGCCTATTGTTTTTCTCATAGCTGTGCATAAAAGTACCCTTTGGTCTTCCGCTGTTTCTTTGGTGGGATAGTGTGCATCCGGTGTGGCCACGCATGGGATGCCTGTTTGCACCGATATCTGCCTTAGCCTTTCCGCTACGATACGAGACTCTTCGTTTGTATTGGAATCTATAAGCTGAATCTCAATAAAAAAATTGCCTTTCCCGAATATATCCTGTAGTCTTAGCGCCGCCTGTGCAATGAAACTATCTGAACGATTTTCTACCGCTATGTTTCCCAAGTAAGACCCTAAGTGTCCGCTGAAGGATACTAGATTTCCATGCTGTGCAATTTGTTTAAGTTGACTGAAATCTATTCGGGGCTTGTAGTAAAACTGTTCGGAGCCGTTTGACTGTGACACCAGATTGAGGATGTCTTTCCACCCTTCAAGACTTTTTGCCAGAACCACCTGATGTACCAAGTCGCGGTTCTCTGGAGATTGCACAGTTGCATCCTCCATGCACAAATAGAACTCGCATCCCAAGATTGGCTTTTGAGACCTGTTGCCTAGGGTTTTGCAAAAATCTACCGCCCCAGAAACAGTCCCGTGGTCGGTCAATGCGCACGCATCAGTTTCTATATCCTGTATGCGAGAAGATATCTGCGATGTCTGCGAAAGGCCATCTAGCAAGCTGTATTCAGAATGGACGTGCAAGGGCACGTATTTCATTTTGCTCTCCTGAACTTTCTGAGATCAGAAATTTTCACATTATAGCAATCTGCTTTTACAACGTATCCGTTGGATGGGTCGATATCTCCTTGCTTGAGTGCGGTCGCTTTGTCAAAATATTCCGAGTGAGAAAGCCACCCCAAAACCCAAGCCCTTTTCCATTGGCGATTGACCCATTCGATACGCACGAAGGCGTAGCGGTCGCACTTCTGCTTAGTATTATACGCCGCGATTGAGCATTCGTAGAAGGGCTTTGGGGCGGATGTGCATCTTTTTGTTTTTACATCATAAGTTGTGGTATCGCTCTTATTTGAATAGCAAATGTCAAAATCGTAAGTGTTGTTTATCTCCCCTCCTATAAGCTCGTTTGCCACTTCTTCACCTAGGAAGCCAGCTATATTGCCACCCCCTCCAAGAATGGAGTTTCTAATAACCCCCATCTCACGGGCTTTACGCCACGCCTTGTTCTTCATTTCCTGACTAATTTCTATTTCTATCATTGCTATCCTTTCGATGCTCGCTTGTAGGCGATGTATATCTTTTTAACAGGCCTGACTATGTAGTGTCCAACAAAACCTCCTATGCGAGGCATTCCAATAGACGTTCTTAGATAATTTTCAAGCTTGGTTAGAGGGCATACCTGTCTTGTGAAGGTGACCGTTATGATAAAGCTATTTATAGGCATCCATACCCAGATTGGACATAGAAAAGGGGTGATGAAAAAAGCTGCTATGTTGACGAAGACAACAAAAAGATGAAACACTATAAGGGCATATAATAGACACCTCTTAAGCTGCTCTGCTCTCAGGGGTCTTTCGCTGTAGGCTAGATTAAGCCTATACAGCAAATATTTGAGAGACTTACTGTCTGTCTTTCCTCCGATCTCATGCTCAAGTCTAGCCGCTAGTTCCCGTGCCTGATCCTCATCCAAAAACTCGTCGAGTATTTCGACAATGCTATTTGTGTCTGAATGGGTCATTGAATTTCCTTTCTCAAATTTCGCCCGGCGATTTATATGATGCCAGACTGTGGTCTAAATTCATCATATTGCTTGTCACCCACTCTATCCCGTATTTGTTTATCATGTATCTTGTTTGTTCACACTTGGTCATGGTCTCTTCGTATGGGGTGACTTGACCAACCCTTCTCTCGATAAGTGGCTCTATATGCGTTCCTTCAAAGGTTGTCTTCCCTTGATGGCATAGCTTGGAACATTTCCAGCATTGTGAGGAGTCTATTTGCCTGATTGTTTTTGGCTTTTCTGTATCTCGTATGAACTCAAACCGACTTCTCAACATCTCTTCTGTTTTTGGGATGTCATCATCTTGAAAATGAACCGTATATGCACCCCCATCATTGATAAAGTATATAGTTACTAAGAAAGTTTTAACGTCCGGGTAAAGATGTTTGGCAGCGTAATGATAAATACGCAGCTGTGCATCATCAAGAAGGCTGTTCTGGGTCTTTTGTTGCCCGGTAGCCCAGTCGAGCCTTCTTCCGGTCTTCCAGTCTATGACCTCGTACACTCCATCTCCAAGGTCTGTAATAAGGTCTACTGTCCCTTTCAAAGCCAATCGCCCAGACAGTTTTTCTCCCGCAACCTCATATTCGTAATCACTCCACTCAGAGCCGATACAGAAATCGAAATGTGGTTCCGCGTCTACGACGTGCCGGTTTCTGGGGTCGAACATTCCATCATTATAATGAAGAGCCTTCCAAGTCCACTTGATACAGTCCTTTTTATCCTTCTCTGTCCATGGGTGATGGTTAGCCGCTTCCGTATATTTATCGTAAACCCTACTCGCAACCTTTTCCATGTATTCTGGCTTATAATTGCGAGTGCTGACTCGCCCTATAAAGTCATCTACAAATATTTTCTTTCCATTTTGGGCAGCCTTTTTGCAGCCAGCAGCTATTTCTAAGATCTTGTGTACGATGCTACCCTTGTCTGCTTTTTTTCCAGACGGACCCCTCCAGCCCAACGTGTATTCTAAATAATACTGCATTGGGCAGAAGCGGTGACAATTGAACGAGGAAGATCTAAAGTATACAACTGGAATCATAGCGGATTTCCATAACGGTCACGACCTTGCAGGTTGTCCATTTCCTCCCACACTTGTGACCATCCGTCTTCGTTATCCCCCTTGACCCTAGCGGCCTTGTCGTCTATATACATTACGCCAGCAGGCTTTCCCATGAAGGCGTGATGATACTTTACACCATGCTTGTGCAGCCAGTCAGTCCATTCTCTATATCCTCGTTCATATTGCAGATGCATGTTGCCTTTTTCGCGATCTCCATATCTTGCTGTGTAAAGCACGATGGTATACCCCATATCATGCAGCTTGTTAACCTGTTCCACCCCATGGGGGAGGGGATCCGCTTTAGCGTATTCGCCGCCGTTCGTCTTGTCAGCGATAACGCCGTCACAGTCTACAATTAAGGTCTTTGATGAATCTGGAAGTGGCATCTGGTTCTCCTATATAATTTCAGGTATACATTTTAATTTTTTAAGACAAGAATAAATCTCCTGATTTTGCTGGGCAATAGAAAGCTTCTTGTTGTCAATTATCTTATCGCACAGGCTTAGACTTGAATTGATCTCTGTCTCACTTCTGTGGGAATCATTTTTAGACACAGTCCTAGTTAAGCCTATAACGATACCTCCTGCTTTTTGGATTGCACGAATCTCATTCTCAAACCTAACGTCAGAGACTAGGGCAAGTTCTGCACTATCTTGGTTGATGCGTCTTAAGCACGTATCCACCCAGACGTTTTCATGCATTTTTCTGAAAAGGTCTGTTCCTACATATTGCAGAACCTCCCTGACTGTCATAGAACCTTGTTTGTCTGTAGGGGTTGCAGTTGGGACATCTTCCCATTTAAGATAGGTTGCTTTGTCCTTATCTGCGTTGCTCCCATAAACTAGATCCCTATCTAGCCCGAATACACCGATAGCAAATTCTTTAAGGGTGTCGGCAAATGCGTATGACCGGACGAACCCGCCAAGATGGTCTTCAAAAAGGGAGTCTACGTCAACATGTGGAGGTGCAAATGGAAACCATTCCTTGCCAGACATGTTCTCGTTGAAAATATCTGTTACTTCTATGCTTCCCGACTTACTGATCCTCGATGCTTTGCAGAGTCCTAGTTCTGCCAGCTTAATGGCTAAGATAAAATTACAAGCAGTGTCTTTGCCAGCTTGCTTTTGTCCGGCGAATCCTATCATTTGCGTCATCCGTAGCC